TATAAATAAATATAATTTAAAATTTTGATAATAAACAACTATAAATTAAAATTTTATAAAAATATAAATAATAATTATGTCAAAAATTAATAAACATAATTTAAAAAATAAAATGTCTAAAAAACAACAACTTAATTTAGACAAACTTTTAGTTGAATCTAATTCAACTAATAAAATTGAAACTTTAACATTTGAATCAACAAAGCTCGTAAATAACAACAACTTGAGCGATCAAATGATTAATGAATCTGAAAATCAAACACTCGTCAACAACAACAACTCGAGTGATTTAGAAATTCAATCGTCACTTGAAAGTGACAATAAATATGAAAAATTCAATATTGTATATGAAACTGATGAAGATGAAAAAGATTATAAATTCTACGATTGCGATACCAACCCTCAAACCAAGTTTGAGGGTCCAGTTATTGTAGAAGCTATAATTCATCAAGACAAAAAACCATCAGAGGAGTTTAACCAACCTGTGTACATACCCACAAAAGAACAGATTCGTTTAGGATCTCGAGCAAAATCATGTCCAGTATGGGCACAAAGATTTGCTGATGAATACGAAACAGAAAAAGTTTTAAAAGAATTGGAACATGAAGAATTAAATTTCTTTTCAAAACCCGTTCCAATACTAAGCGAATCTGTTCAATACTATCAAACATGGGATGATACACAGAAAAACTATATAAAGGACGAACTACAAAACACCAGTCTTGGGGAAGTACTTAATACTGAAGAATTACAAGGTCAATTTATGTCTTTTATAGACAAAATTTTGACCCAAGTACCATCAGCTGGTATGTCACCATCAACCGTGATCCAATTAAGTACCAGTTTAATTTCTTCATTGATGTCGGGTGTGCTAATAACACATTCATTGCTAACTAAGAAAACAACAACAGCATTTAAAATTACTTCTTCTTTAACATTAACAGCTAACTTATTATGCTTTGCTTCAACTATTTCTGAAGTGATACGCGTTATGCGTTTATCCGGAAGTATAAATAAACCAAAGCAAACATACCAATATGTTAGTAATGTAGTAAAACTAATAACAAATCCTGATGTTAACGACACTATAATATCCAACACTTCTGGTGTCAATTACATGAAATTTTTAAAACCGACACTTAAAGGTATCGTAGTGTTAACAACAGGATTAATAACCGGATTTGACCCCATTAAAATAAAAACCTTAACACAATTAAACACCATGATGGATTTTACCAACAAAGTTGGAAAAAGCATGGATGACGGACTGGAATTTATAACATCAACAGTCTTAGGTTTAGATCTTACAGGAGATGACCACAAAGTAAAGGAAATTATGGATTTATGTAAAGAAGCTGAAGCTTTAGCTACAACACCTATGTATAGATTTATGCAAGATGGTGTTATTAAAAGACAATTAACAACTTTTTATGATAGAGCAACTAAAAAATTAACATTTCATAATAAGGAAACTAGTCTAGCTATTAGAACAGCTTTAGCAACACTTGCACAGAACTTAACATATATGAGAGATCTTAAAAGAAGCTTGGACGCTAAAAGTGTCGCCAAAAAGCGACAAGAAGCACAAGCTATAATGTTCTGTGGAAGTCATGGCATTGGTAAATCTTCATTATCTAAACATATCTTAACTTATTTAGCTAATGAACTGGATTACCAAACTGACATCTATTCTTTAAATAAACCAGATGGATTTTACTTACCTTATCATGGACAAGACTTAGCAATTCTAGATGAATTCGCATGTACTAATACAGGTAATAAAGATTTAGCTCATTATAACTTATTGTTCTCAGCAGATCCTTTTAATTTAGAAGGAGCAGCTATTGAAATAAAAGAACAACCATGTGATATCAAAATAGGTGGTATTACATGTAATGAATTGAGTCCACGTTTATCTGATCTTAAGAGTACAAGCGTCGAAGCATTATGGGATAGAACTGTAAGAATTTGGGTCGAAGATCCAAAATATGTTGATAGATGTTCAGAAAACGCACACCGTAAACGTGACTTTTCACATTTAAAACTATATGTATCAACAAGCAACAGCCGTTCCTTAACAGTACCAGATATGACGGAATGTAATTTAACTGAATTAAAACATTTCTTATTGCATACCGTAGCATTAAAAGAAAAAAATTTTTTGGAACAACATATAGAAGCTTTCGATGCAGATGAAAAACTTAAAATGCAAGCTAGAATTGATAACCTAAAAACTTTAGGATACCCAAACAAAAACAACGATCCTATGGAATCAACAGGACAAAAATTTTTCATAGTTAGATTACAAGGCAAAGCTGGAGGAGGAAAATCAACACTTGCTAATATGATGCAGAGAACCTTCATGAATGTATTACCGCAAATAAAAGCCAGGATTTTGGATGATTTTCAAACTATTTATGACGGATTTAATCTGTTTATAATAGATGATTTGATTAATCCTAATAATCCCAATAAAACATATGATGAATATATTAATTGGCTAAATAAACAACAAAGGAAAAATCCAAATAATATATACCTTATTGTTGAAAATGTAGAATACAGAAAAAATCATAAGAAATATGAAAATGTTTTTGATTATTTCAGGAAAACACCCCAAGCTTATGATTTAACAGGTGTAGCTAATATATCTGGTATAACTAGAAGAATGGGACTTGAAGGCTTCGTTAAATTTAACAATGAATATGTCTATAACGAAGAATGTAACAACACGTGTGCAACTGTGAAAGGTAATCAATGGGAAATGAATGATAAACTCTATACACCATTACAACTTTGTGATATTGTCTTTGAAAAATACAGAACTTATATAACTACTCTACAAGAAGTAGTTGTACAATACACTGATAAACCACCAAGACATCCATTTTATCACATAGATATTCATGCCCAAGGAGTTAAACATCTAGAAAAATGCTTATCCACACCAAACCAAGTCTTTAAAGCTATAATTGATAAAGTTATAACTATACATGATGAAGTTTACACACAAGTTTCAAAACTAACCAATTGCTCAGATTGGTTAGTACAATGTGAAGTGAAAACAATGCAAGACTTAATTATGATAGCTAAAAAACTTTATTCGACTCTGTCAACATTAGCCCCCAATTTAACATTTCGTATAATTCTTGATAAAGAGAAGATGTTATTGATTGGTGATAGAAATATTCTTTATGTAGTTAACTCACAAAAGATTATAAAAACTATTTGCCAATATACAACCAATGGGGGTATAGCAGTTTATGATGTTGACATATCAATGCCTACATCAAAATCATTAGTAACAATAGTAACACCACAAACATTTGCTCACTATTACATTGATAGTTCATTAAATAAAATGGAAAAACTAAATTATGAACAATTACTTATTGCTAAAACTTTTTATGAAGAAACCAAAGACGTTGATAAGAAAGCTATTATTATAAATAATGAGATAGCCAAAGTAACATGGCTAAGAAACAGCCAAAAATATATCAAATCGTCTATGTTTCAAAACATTGTACAACACCCCATTATGGCAATTATAGCAGGAAGTATTACTATCATAGCAGGAGGATCATTAGTTTATTGGTTATGCAAAAAAACATTTGGTAGTAAAACTGAACCAGAAACGTCATTTAAAAACAATCAATACTATGGAGAAGCCGGTCAAGAAAAACTAATTAAATTAGCTAAACATCAACAAGAGAAATTTAAACGTGATGGCGATTATGACCCAGATCAATTTTGTCGTTATTTAGATAAACGTGGTATTCGTGATCAATTTCTTCAATATGAAGCTAGTTTTTCAGATCCAGGTAGAACATGGAACACAAAACCTAGTGTCACACAGATACTTAATTCTAAATTAACAGACGTAAATCTCGGGATAATCACACCAAAAGAAGCTATGCATGAAGCAATAAAAACTAATAATATGTATGATATGAAAGCATTATTGAGTAAAGACATGAACTTATTAGAACTTGTAACACATCCATCTAAAAATATGTTAACAGATGAAGATGTAGAATGGCAGAATAAAACTCAATTGGAAACATTTAGATCAGGTTACGAAAATAACTTTGTTATAATCAAAAGTAAACAGGGCACTAACTATGGTTTAGGTTATAAACAAAGGTTAGGTATAACTGTAGGACATTGTGTAACTTGCAAAGGTGAAGAATTTGAAGTTCAAAGCTCAGGTAAAACATATAGAGCTATAGCTAGAACCATTGATAGAAGAAGAGATCTTATGATCTTTGAAATTTTAGATAAACAATTTCCACAGTTTAGAGACATCACTAATAAATTCGCTACAACTGAAGAAGCTAAAAGAGCTATGTCAGCATATTATGTCAAACCAGCACCACATAACTTAACAGTCTATGGACTCGTTACTTATACAGCAGACTTATTAACACCATTAAGTTATAATGACCCATTATTCCATCCAGATCAGCAACAAATGCGAATTAGATTTTTACAGATTCAAGATGTTGCTAATTGTATTAATATAGGTGATTGTGGTTTACCATTAATCATTAATATAGGTAATGTCTTTAAAATAGCTGGAGTTCATAATTCTTTCTCATTAGCCGCTAATTCAGCATGGTTTTCCCATGTTAACATTGATGATCTTAATGTATATGCGACTAAAAATACTGATGAACAAATTCATGAGAATCATTATGCCGACATTAAACACCCTGAAAACGGACGCATGCTTTGTGATAAATTCTATTTTGATAGAATGGCCGATTGTGAACCAAGTAAATATGAACAAACAAGTGAATTGAAAGTTATGGGTTATTGTAAACAATTATGGACCAGAAGTAATCCAAGGGCTAGTAAGTTTAAGTTACCACTAATGGAAGGCAAATATGTAACAACATGTGACACTACTGTCGCAGCTTTAAAATATGAACCCTGGATGAATGCTGATAACTTATATAAGGATTGTAAAGGACGACCCGACACTTTGTTTACACAAGCCGAAAAGTTCGCACAATATCAATTAACATACGGAAATTATAATAATGAAACTGTTAAAGAAGTTTTAGATCTTATTGAATTGAGGTGGGATCAGGACTATCCTAATAGGAAAAATTCATTGAACACGCACTTTATCATCAACGGAACTGAAGATCAACACCTAAAAGGGATTGATTTAACAACATCACCAGGACCTAAAATAAAAATTAAATATCAGATGTCAACAAAACATACTTTATTTGAGAATGTAGCACCTACTGGTAAAAAACCTTACTTAAGATTTGCAGAAACACCAGCAGCTCAAGAATGTTTAGAAGATTTTAAACGTATGAAAGAAGCTATGTATAAAGGTGAACACATAATGATGGTAGCTAAGGATAATCCGAAAGTAGAATTAATATCTACCGAAAAAGTTAAACAAGGTAAAGTTAGATTATTCAATGAATTGGATCTCTATGCTAATTTGGTATTAAAACATTTCTTTGGCAATATAATTTATGAGGTTATTAAAACACACGAAACAACACCTTATAAAATTGGTTATAATCCTTACAAAGAAGCAACTATTATACAGATGGACTTCGATTGTATACAAGGTTATGTATTAAGCTTAGATGTTAAAGCACTTGATAAATCTATACCAAAAGAAATTATGGCATATTTTTGCAATGTAGCTTTATCATATTGTGAAGACAAAACTCAAATTGCTTTTGCAAAATTTTTAACAACAAGTATGCATATAATAGACGGAACAGTTTATTTCCCACCAAAAGGTAATGAATCAGGTTCTTATGTGACAACACTTTTAAATTGTTTTTGTATGGAGTTCATACTAATGTATACAGTTCGTGAACAATTTGAAAAACTACACATACCATTCAATATGACAAATATAAGAGAACGTATCAGATTTGCAGTGTTGGGTGATGATCTAATTATAAAAGTACATCATTCCCTCGATATAAATTTAGAAAACATTAGAGAAGTTTCGAGAAAATTCAATGTGGAAATTACTGAAGCTAAAGTTTTAAGTGAAGGAATATCTTTTTGCTCACGAACTTTTATTAAAGATGAAATAACCAATGTCGTATTTCCAGCATTAAAACTGGAATCAGTAACATCTTGTCTGCATTGGTTTAATAAACCGGATAAAGATATCATAGCTCAAAATTTAAATACTGCACTATTTGAAGCATCACTTCATGATAGAGAAACATTTAATAAAGTACTAATAGATGTTATGAAAATTTGTGAAATTTACAAACTATCAGCACAGGTTGACTTAGCAACATACCGTGAATATCGAAGAATATTCCTTGGGTATGTGAAAGGTACAGTCGTGTCGCCTAGTTTTATGGCACTAAGCAGCCAGGAATCTGAATTAAATAAAAATTCTAAAACACAATTAGTAAATTTATTCAAACTAAACAGTAATATTTACAAAATTAAAATGGCAAAATCACAATTCAATGAATATTGTACAATTACCAAACAACAAATGGTTGGGACTCACTTTTCAAAAGTTGGTTTAGATCACACACCAATGTTTATATGTAAATGTCTTTTTAAAGAAAATACTTTTAAAGGACAAGGGCATACTAAAAAGATGGCTGAAGAAAATATGTTTAAACAACTATGTACAACTTTAATTGAAGAGTATAACACTAACAATATGGAACAAGTTTCTAATATGGAAGGTCTCAATAAAACTTTAAAATTGCAGTCTAAGATTGTTAAAAATAATAAGGAACATGAATCGGACCAATCGGAAAAACCTAAAAGTACCGCTCAAATAGAGTATGAAGTCACCAATATGATACGCGATATGGAAAAAGAAAAGCTCTTTAAACGGCACGATGAAGCATTCAAATTGAGAAAATCAGATACCATCAATATGACAAAGGAATTAAATGAACCATTAAAGCCAAAAATAGAAAAACCGGAATGGTTAAAGGATATATCCATTGTTAAACCATTCGTTGAAGCAACAATCAAGAAACAAATAAGCATTGCTAAAAACATGCCTGGATCCATCTATCTGTTATTACAGAAAGAGGTTTTCGATCTACCAACAAATATTGAGGTCGTAGATGGGTACAGAAAAATTATACGTGACTTTAAAGGACATAAAATAAATTCCGTAACATGTGAAGGTTTACAAGCAATTGATTATACAGTAGCTATGGAATTGCTTTTAGAAATGTGTATTAAGGAAAAAATATGCTTAATTGATGACAACGCAGGTGCATATACATTAAGCGAAATGCCAACAAAAAATAATGACACCAATCAACCAATTGAACCAGCAGCAGCTAATGGAACAATGAAAGCAGTTCAAGCCTCAAGAACACCTACAGGCATGTCTGCACAGGTAGCAGGAGTTAATCCAGCTATGACTGCACCATCGGAAGACATCATGGGAACATTTGAACCAACAGTTAATCACCAAGATTTGAATCCATTAGGAGTTCCAAAAATGATGGCAGCTGGTGCTATAAATTTCACAATTCAAGACTTGGTTTATACAACTTTTTTGGATACCAACACATTATTCACAGTAACCAACACAGGCGCACAAGGAGCAATTATAGCACAAATACCATATAATCCTTTAGACACTACATATATGAACAAATATATAAGGGCATGGGTTGGCTTACATGAAAGATATGAAGGTTCTATACTTGCACGTATAACGATTATCGGTAATCCAGTGTATTCATCAGCTATTGGTGTTTCTTGGATGCCCACAGCAGTAACAGGTAACACAGTTGATATAACTGAAGCACAAAAATATGCATATAGAATGACGGGAACAACACAACCATCAAATGAAACATACATATTGCACGATGCCAGAAAACATTCATTTTATAGAACAACTGATGAAACAGATATAGCAAATAGACCACATTTACTACTATATTTAGCCATGCCTATACAAAATCCTTTTGGCGAAGAAGCTGTGATTCGTTTCAGAATTGCAACAAAATTGGCTAATCCAGGTGATGGCGCAAATTATTTCTCAGTAGCAGATCCATACATAGCACCACCAGCTAGTTTAGGTTTATCAACAGGAACACTCGGAGGAAATTTGAAATTATTCTTCAAACAAATCTATAATGAACAAATGTTTATATATACTGATGGAACAGTTGTTGGCAAACAAGATACCATAGATGGTTTTAAATATCCAACTTTTACTGCTTCAAATTTAATTGTTTCAAATTATACAAGCCAACAATTTGGAATTAACCCACCAACTGAAGTAAATGGATGTACCATACCAATGTGGTTTAATGTTAAAAAATCAGAAGAAAAACCATTTGAAGATTGGTTAACTGAAGATCAAGATTTAGGTAATATAGTTTTTACTTTCTATACACCTAATTTCTGGTTAACTGAAGAAGATAAATTAAAGTACTTTGGATGGTGGCAAGCTCTTGATAAAGCAATAAGTAATCCATTG